ATAGATCAGTTTGGTGAGGATATGAAAGATGCTATTCGAGGTTGGGCAACAGCACAACCAAAAGACAAACCGACTTTGCGTATGTCTAACATAGGTAAACCTGCTCGTCAGCTTTGGTATGATAGAAATTCAAAGATAAAAGCTAAAGATTTACAGGCTACACTACTCATTAAGTTCTTGTATGGTCATTTACTAGAGGCACTGGTTGTGTTCTTTGTTAAATTATCAGGACATAAACTAACTGATCAGCAGAAAGAAGTAGAAGTGAATGGTATTAAAGGACATATTGATTGTAAGATAGATGGTGAAGTGGTTGATATTAAATCAACATCAGGTTTTTCATTCAACAAATTTAAGAATGGTACACTTCCAGACTATGATAGTTTTGGATACATGTCACAATTAGCAGGTTATGAAACTGCTGAAGGTACAAACAAGGGAGGTTTCCTAGTTATCAATAAAGAAACTGGAGAATTATGGTTCTTTCAACCAGATGAACTTGACAAGCCTGATATAAAGACTAAGATTAATACAAGGAAGACCCAATTAAAAAAGCCTGAACCACCTCCGTTATGTTATCAACCGATAGCAGACGGAACTCATGGTAATTTTAAACTTCCAAGAGAGTGTGTGTGGTGTCCACATAAGATTGAATGTCATAAAGATTCCAACAATGGATTAGGACTACGAATATTTGATTACGCTAGAGGACCTGCCTTCTTTACAGAAGTAGCAGTTGAACCTAGAGTACAAGAGATTACAGATGAATGGGAAGAAAAGTAAATTAATTAGAAGACGAACATTAGAACTTCAGCTTGAATGGATTAATAGTTTATTAACTAAAGATCAAAAAATTACACCTGAACTTTTAGATCAAGCTCTACCTGATGATAAATATTATGTTAGTAGAGGAACAATTCACCTTTCTTTTATGAATCATAAATGGATAGAGAAAAAATTAAAAAAAGATATTAACTTAAAATTAGAAAATTTAATAAATTCAAATGCCTGAGATTCCTTTCCAAGAAGCTACTTTAGAAGACTTACTATTATTAATTGGTGGCTTGATCAATAGAGGTGGTCAGTTAGAAGATATAGATATGGACTTAATCATGCGTCTACAAGAATTAATTGACTATGAAATAGAATTTAGATTAACAGGGATTCCGAGAGGAACACAAATACACTGAGGAGAGTTATGGAATATAAATTTAATGAAGAAGAAATACTATTATTAGTTCATAGACATATAAATAAAACATATGAACAACATTATGCGGATGGAAAGTATCAGGCTACAGATATGATTGTTGACGCAGGACATGGAGAAGGTTTTTGTATGGGAAATATTATGAAGTATGCTATGAGATACGGAAAAAAGAATGGAAAAGATTATCAGGACTTGCTAAAAATTATACATTATGCTATAATCTTACTTTCAACAAGTCACCAATCTAAAACAAATAAAGGATTATTTACCAATGACTGATTATTTAGGAATAGAAGTAGATTATAATAAGGAATCCAAGCTGGATAAATTTAGTTTGGATACATTAAAAGATAGATATTTATGGGAGGAAGAAACTTATGCTCAAGAAGCTTTTGCAAGGGCTAGTATATTTGGTGCAACTTATAAAGGTAGGACTGACTTCGCTCTTGCCCAAAGACTTTATACGTACAGTTCCGATTGTTGGTTTATGTTTAGTACTCCTATACTTTCTAACGGAGGAACGACTCGTGGTTTACCTATTAGCTGCTTTCTCAATTACGTACCTGATAGTAGGCGTGGTCTCTCTGATCATTATGATGAGAATATATGGTTGGCGAGTTCGGGTGGAGGTATCGGTGGATATTGGGGAGATGTTAGGAGTAATGGGATTGCAACTAGGCATGGTTCTCGTTCTACTGGATCAATTCCATTCATGCACGTAGTAGACTCTGAAATGCTTGCCTTCAATCAAGGTGTTACCAGACGAGGAAGCTATGCAGCCTATTCAGATATATCACATCCAGAGATTGAAGAATTTATAAACATGCGTAAGGAATCCGGTGGGGATATAAATAGGAAGTGTCTCAATATTCACAACGCAGTTAATATAACTGATGAATTTTTAAAAGCTGTGCGTGAAGATGCAGAATGGAGATTGATTGATCCTAAATCTGGTGAAGCTGTTAAGATAGTCAGTGCTAGAGCATTGTGGTGGCAGATATTAAATGCCAGAGCAGAGACAGGTGAACCTTATCTAATTAACATTGATCGTTGTAATGAAGAATTACCACAAGGACAAAAAGATTTAGGTTTAAAAATTAATCAAAGTAATTTATGTTCCGAGATAGTACTACCTACTAATGAAGAACGAACTGCTGTGTGTTGTTTATCTAGTGTCAACTTAGAACATTTTGATAAGTGGAAGAAGAAGGAACAATTCATAGATGATTTAATAACTATGCTTGATAATGTGTTAGAACATTTTATCGAAGCGATTGTAGATACTTCAGGACTAGGTGGATACAATGCAAACTTTAAGAGGTTTAAAAATTATGTTAAAAAAGAAAAAGAAGGAATGGTCAAAGCTGCTTATTCGGCTTACCGAGAGAGGTCGTTGGGGCTTGGAGCGATGGGCTTTCATGCTTATCTCCAAAGTAAAGGGCTTCCGTTTCAAGGTTTACAGTCAACTAGTAATAACCATGTCATGTTTTCGTACATCAAAAGAAAAGCTGTGGAAGCTACCAAGAGACTTGCTGAAGAGCGTGGCGAAGCTCCTGATGTACATGGCAGCAATCAGCGTAATGCTCATTTGTTGGCTATCGCTCCTAATGCCAGTTCTAGTATTATATGTGGTGGAACTTCCCCTAGTATTGAACCATTTCGTGCTAACTCGTTTACGCACAAGACGCTCTCAGGCAGCTATCAAGTCAGAAACAAATATTTAGATAAGCTACTAAAGAAGAAAGGACTTAACGTAGAGGAAAGAGAAAAGGTATGGAAAGATATAACAGGAACTAATGGTTCTGTACAACACTTGGATATATTAGACGAAGACGAGAAGGAGATATTTAAAACTGCTCCAGAGATTAATCAGATATATCTAGTAGAACACGCACACATGCGACAGGAATATATTTGTCAGAGTCAAAGTGTTAATCTATTCTTTAACATGCCTAAAGCTACCGAGCCACAGGAAGTGCATGATGATTACCTACAGTATGTTAATGATGTGCATTGGTATGCTATGCATAAACTTAAATCTTTGTATTACTTTAGATCGAATGCGGCTAGGTCTGCTGAGAATGTAAATATAAAAATACCTAGAGTTAAGTTAGAAGATGTTGAATGTTTAAGTTGTGAAGGTTGATATGGAATTTAATGCAGAAGAAGTAAACTTACAGGTACATAATTTACCTGCTGTACTTATGATGGAATGTCAATTACCTAAGAAGCTAATAAAAGATTTGAATACTTATCTAGATGTTTATAAAAAAGATAAAGATAGAAAATCTCTTTCACATACTTTGGTTGGACAGATACATCAAGGCGAACAGCTATTGATGGATCATACAGATGAAAAATTAAAAGACTACTATGAATTTATTACAGCTATGGGAGTGTTTTATTTACAAGCTTTTGGCGATGTAACAGGACATTACTTTAACAATAAAGCAGTAGATATAGACGAGCTATGGTCAGTTCACAGTTATGAAGGGGATTACAATCCTATACACGATCATGGTACTAAGACCCTTACTGGTATATCTACCACGACATGGACTAAAGTACCTAAACAGATTGGTAAGTTAGGTGAACATGAGCAAAGTAACGAAGGACTGTATTCATTATATGGAGCTTCAGGAGCTTGTGATGGCTTCTTAGCTTTCACTTATGGTCGTAATGAGATAATGAATACTAAAAGATTAAGACCACCACAATCAGCTTCAATAAAACCAATAGTGGGTAGACAACTAATGTTCCCATCATGGATGCAACACATGGTCTATCCTTTCTTTGGTAAAGGAGAGAGAAGAACTGTGGCAGCTAATTTAAATGTATGGGATACAGAACCACAAGAAGGAGAAAAGAATGAAAAATAATTTAATAGGTTTTACAATCGGTATTAGTCTTGGATTAATTGTAGTTATACTTCTATTGTTTTCTGATTTTACGAAGAAAGAAGTATTTGTTACTACAAATCTAGACAATGTTTGTGTAATTGATAAAGAGGTTATGCAAAAATTAATGTTTGTAATGAAACCTGCTGAAGAAGGAGAAAATAATGAGTGAAGAACTAAGAAAAGAAAATAGAGTTGATGCTTTAAAAAGAAAGTATGAAGCAGATATAGCAATAGCTAAAGCAGAACTTGAAGTTTATTTTGAGTCTAGTGTTGGTGTAGCAGAACACCCACATATTATAGAGTCAATGGATATACTAATGACGCAACTAGCTACTGCTGAAGAGAAACTGAAGTGTTTGTTGGATAATTTTTAAATGTCTCAGATTAAAGAAAAACTTTACAGTGAAATCAAAGGCACATATGCTTTTGCTAAAGCCAAAGATTACTTAGGTAATTGGCACTACTTAGCTGCTGAGAATGAAGAACAAATTGAAAAATATTGTGAAGAGTATTCTCCTAGAGGAATGTATCCACATGAAAGTAATGGATTAGCTATTGAAGTTTGGATAAATTATGTTGATCCAATACAGGTATGTTTCTTCTTTACTTGGGTAGGTAAAAGACATAATCCTTTTGTAGTGGCAAAACCTTTTAACTATGATCGGACTAAGAAATATAAATGGACACCAAAGGTTAGAATGGTTGGACCATCAATGAAAACTTCATTAGTGGAGGAAAACAAATGAGCTTATTAAAAAATAGAGACTATTACAAACCTTTCGATCATCAATGGATGTTCGATTATTATGTACAGCAAAACCAAATGCATTGGCTACCTGAATCTGTGCCTCTGCATACAGATATCAAAGATTGGCAAGACTTATCAGACTCTGAAAAGAATTTGTTGACTCAAATATTTAGGCTATTCACACAGTCAGATGTAGATGTCGGTGCAGGTTATGTAGATAAATTTATGCCCATATTTAAAAAGCCTGAAGCTCGGATGATGATGGGTGCATTTGTTAACATGGAATCCATACATCAACATGCTTACAGTTTGTTGTTGGATACAGTAGGTATGCCGGAAACTGAATACAAAGCTTTCTCAGAGTATGAAGAGATGGCAAACAAGCATGATTACATCAAAGACTTTAAGCCTACTCGTAAGAACAAACAAGCTATTGCTAAGACTTTAGCAGTCTATTCAGCCTTCACCGAAGGACTGCAACTCTTTAGTAGCTTTGCAATCCTGTTAAACTTTCCTAGATTTGGCAAGATGAAAGGTATGGGGCAGATAGTTACGTACTCCATACGTGATGAATCATTACATGTTGAGGCAATGACAAAGCTATTCAGGGATTTTATTAAAGAGAACTTGGATATATGGACAGATAAGTTTAAGAAGGAACTTTATGCTATCTGTCGGAAGATGGTTAAATTAGAAGATAAGTTCCTTGACCTTGTGTTTGCTATGGGCAACATTGAAGGTCTAACTAAAAAAGATATGTATGCTTATAACAGATACATAGCTGACAGGAGATTACTACAGCTTGGTCTTAGAACAAACTATGACCAACAAAACAATCCTTTGGATTGGCTTGATGAAGTAATCGGAGTTGAACACCAAAACTTTTTTGAAGGGAGAGCTACAGCGTATATGAAAGCTGGCTTGAGAGGAGATCACGGAAGTCTAACCTTTACAGAAATTCAAAATGAAAAAGAATGAAGCCGTTTTAGTAAGCTATAAATTATTGATTGATACGAAAGGAAAAGTTATTACTGAACGAAGCGTCAGTGATATAGATCAATTAGAAGAAAAATTTAATCCTGTTATTTTTAATACTTTAAAGACTACAATAAAATTAGCTCAAGTAGAATTTGATAAG